TCTAACCGGTTTTGCAGACCGGCACCTAAATCTCTCGGTCATAGGTCCATAAATTAGCGACAGTGGTGATCTGCCGCTTTAGTTGCGATTTGGTTATCGGGCTTGATATTTGCTTTAAAACCTAACGAATTTGCCCACCCGACAGTTGGTGCCACCAATCGGGAACTGAAGTATTTGTCTTCAGAATTGTAATCCAAATCTATTTCCACATTGACATTAACTTTCTGTGTTAACCATTCAGCAACATTTATTGAATATTCAGCTTCCTTCCATAGTCGTGTCCACTTATCTCTAATTTTTTTCATTTTACTCTTTGTTAGAATATAATGAACACCCCTATTTCCGTATCTATACGCAATAACTGTAACATAGACGGTACTTCTTCTGTGATTCTGTGAGTCAGTTCCAATATGGATTTCAACATAAGGACATTCTTTGAGAATATCCAACGTGTGACTTACCACATCAATTGGCTCATTATGAATCGTCCTAAACAACTTATCCATATCTTTTATTTTTGTTGTGGAACCCAACCGAGTCGAACGGTTACCTTCTGATCTTCAGTCAGACGTGACACACCTGCTTACACCAGGGTTCCTTATTTAATTTGAAATGCTGCTCTCATAGGTCGTTTTGTTTTAACTGCGTCTTCCCAATTTCCAATAACAACACCATCTTTGATTGTAAATGCGTGTCCTTTAACTAACACGAAAAATGTTCCGATTGGATTTTTCTTGATGAAAGCACCAACAGTCATTTGTCTCATCTTTACTTCACCTTTTACTTTCACCTCATAAGAAAGTGAATATGGAAGAAAAACTGATTTACTTTCTTTACCCAAAGGATAAACTTTTTTACCATTAACTGTGGTATTGGCATCTGACATTTTATTCATTTTAGATGCTGTCATAAAAGTACCTTTTCTTGGCTTTCTTCTGAATTCTTCCGCAACGTACTTGTGAGCTTCGTCATAAGTAAGTTCAAATGAAGAAGCAAATGCTCTTACAACACAATCGTTTGTTTCCCCTTTTGCAGTCAATGATTCTGAATAACCTTTGATTGCCCTTGATGTCATTTCGTATGGTAGTTTCATTTTCATATCACAAAGATACAAAAAATTATTAAACTGCCAAAAATAATTTCTTCAGGGAGAACTTGGTTGGGGTATCCTAACGGTTTTACCCCCAACACTTGTCTCCCGTCCTATGCACGCCCCCAAGGTTTCGAACCCTGACCGATGGGTTTGGAATCCATCATGCTACCATTACACCAGAGACGCAAATGATAAACGTGTTTTTGCTACGATAAACAGATGTTGTTTATTGTGCAAATTCTTGTTTATTGTACCCCCAGCGAGATTCAAACTCACAACTCTAAATTCGTAGTTTAGGGTTTTATTCTATTAAACTACAGGGGTAATTAAAGAATTTTGGTCAACCACTCGCATCCCACCAATCTATTGTATCAAACATTTTGTAGTCCAAACGATTATATCTCCTACGACTCATTCTCAACTCACTTGCCAAAGCCTTGTCCGTTGTAAATTCTTTTATTTCTATAGTTGTCCAAAACTACATATTATTTACCACATTTGGACACTTATAGAATATTTGGGTGAACAGTGGGAATCGAACCCACGGCACAAGGAACCACAATCCTATGCTCTACCTACTGAGCTATATCCACCATATGTTTGCGGAAGACACTGGAATCGAACCAAATACCCGAAGGTACATCTCGCTTAGCAGGCGGACCCTATCACCATCAAGGTTTATCTTCCTAGAGTGTGGTAGGACTGCAGTTCCTTGGGGATCCCACACTATTTATTCCCCTTTTTGTGCTCATCACCGGTTACGATCCGATTCTCTCCACGATATCAGCGTGGTGCTTTCCCGATTAAGCTAGATGAGCGGTTTTATTATGTTTTCGTGTATTTCAGCATGACAATTAGAACACACCAACATACATTTATCAACCTCTTCTTTTAATCTGTCAAAAGACAAACTTCTACCTGAAATAGAAAAATCTTTTTCAGTTGGGTCTTTGTGATGAAACTCTAATGCTCTTACACATTTATCATAACCGCATATCTCACATTTACCACCTTTGTAATCAATCAATTTATTTTTAGTTCTCTTTCTCCATAATATAACTGATTGTGAACCACTAATCTTTTTAACTCTACTTACACTATTAACGTGTTTTTTAACGGTTTGAAAAGACCTACCAGTCAATTTTGCAACTTTTTTTAGGGAACCTATCTCATCGTACAATTTTTGAAGTTGTTCTTTTTCCTCTTCAGTTACTTTTTGATTGTTGTCTCCCAATTTATGTATCTGACAATGATACGAAACAGTTGACATTGCACAACCTAAAATTTTAGTAATCTCTTTGTAGGTTTTTCCTTCTTTCCTCAAAGATATAATTTTTTCCGAATACCTTTCCATAATATTAACATTTTATATTAATAAATATCTGATAGTTCGGAAAAAATCAGCTGATGGGGTGGGATTTGAACCCACGGTGGAGAATACTTCTCGTCGGCTTAACAGGCCGGACCCTTCGGCCATCTCGGGACACCCATCAATTTTTTGTGGGAGAGGAGGGACTCGAACCCCCAAGTTCCATTACAGAAGACGGTTTTACAGACCGCTGAGCCAACCAATTGCTCAACTCTCCCTTATTTTTTTGTACACCCTACAGGGATCGAACCTGTGACCTGTTGTATGTAAAACAACCGCTACTACCATCTGAGCTAAAGGTGCGTGTTTAGAGAATTTTAATCTTTATATCATTGACTCGTGCACCCTAGCCGTATTTGATTATCATTCTCTAAATCTGTGTCCCCGACAGGGTTCGAACCTGTGACCCCTCCATTAAAAGTGGAGTGCTCTAAAACCAACTGAGCTACGAGGACTTATTGTAGGGTAGACCGGACTCGAACCGACATAATCCACGTCCCAAACGTGGTGACTTACCAATTAGTCAACTACCCTGTGTTTGAGGAAGAAGTAGGTGTCGATCCCAATACCCGTCAAGGTACCGCCCGTTTTCAAGACGGGGTCACAGGCCGCTGTGATTCATCTTCCTTATTGTTGTTCCCCAGGGACTCGAACCCCAATCCCACGGACCAAAACCGTGTGTCCTGCCATTAGACGAGAGAACAATTTAATGCCAATATGTCAAAGAACGTTTTCTTTTTGAGGTTTCTATCAGGTTCGAACTGATGACTCCGGGTTACAAAGCCGGGGTATTACCAACTATACTAAGAAACCGTGTTAAAACAAAAAACCCAAACTTTTTGAGTTCGGGTCTTTCATTTTGTGGTTATAATTAAATGATACGTTATACCATAATTTTGTTTGATGAAAGACCATGAACCATACGAATCGTCTGATACGACACGAGCCAATTTTGACACGGGTTGCTAAAGTTCTTATGTTTCATTTGTGTTTTCATCGTTTTATAAATATATTGTTTTTTCTAAAAATTCAAATTATGATACAAATATAGGTATTTTTTTTTAATTGTCAAATGTTTTTTAATCAATATTACAAAAAATTGGTGTGTCCATTACTTCCCACCTTGATGATTCAATATCTTCTGCCAATTGTCCTTCACCTGTGTATTCCATAAACATATCATCCAATATTTCATATATTCTTTCAATATTGTCACATATTTTTTGTTTTGCCTTTTTTGATGTTGGTTCATTAACTGGTAATTCCGCAACTACGTTTAAATTTCCACTATCAAATTCATCACAAACAAGAACCGCACTGTATTGGTTTCTATCGTCTTCTGAAAACTTTTTCTTTGCAATTCTTATAAAACACTCTTTTCCATTTTCAGGATTGGTATAGGTTAATTCTTCTTCAGAGTATTTTTCTTCCTCTTTGATTGTTTTTATTAATTTTTTAAACTGATTTTCTGTGACAATAAATTTCATATAATATTTGTTTTTAATAGGTTATACGAATTCTTCGTCATCGTAATCAAAATCATCGTGTTCGTCATAATCATCATCATTGAAATCGGCGTCGTAGTATTTTGAATATATTTCATCGTCATCGTCACTACCCATTAACATTGTTCCTTCAAAATCTTCCATCCCTGGTCTCAAGGCATCCTTTGGTAATCTTCTGAAATTTTTTGGGTTGTAATCGTCGTATCTGTGTTTTCTAAAGTCATCATCCCAACCTTCGTCTAATTCTTCATCTGACTCTCTACCTCTCATAACTTTATTGAAGGCGTTTTCAACATCTTTAGGTGAATGTCCTCCGATTGAATCGTATGGTTCATCTTCATCAAATTCTTCTTGATAAAGTAAATGTTCAATTTCACCAGCCAAATCTTCATAACCTTCGTCAGATAAATGTTCAATAATATCCCACTCATCCATACCCATTGAATACTTCTTTTTGTTTTTTAGGATTCGTATCGCATCATCAATTAAATCTTGAAGTTTTTGCTCTCCTTTGTCGGTTTCACCCCATTCTTCATCTCCATAAGATTCCATATCACCCATTGGTTCTGTCATGCCTTTAAATTCTCCTTCTGAGTCATAAGATGGGTAAAGCTCTTCATCGGATTCCATATCCTCAATATCTTCTTTAACTATTCTATATGGATGTATGACACCGTGCTCGGCGTTAAGTAATTGTCTAAATCTATTAACTTCTTCGTTTAAATTTTTCATAATATGAATTTTATTAATAAATATTATGATTAGTTAAAAAAGTGTTCTAAAATCAGTTTTTTCAATATTGCGAACACTTGCCGGTATAAAAAAGTACCCGTCCATTTCGTATTGATTATTTATATAATCAACCGAATCATCTGATGTTGAGGTATAAAACTTTATTTTTAATGAATTTGGCATTAAATCCTCTTCATATCTGTCCCAATCTTCTTCAGGGATTGGTTCATCCAAGTATTCATCAATATCGGGAGATGTCGTTAAATAAACGCTTTCAGTAACGAAATAATGTTCTTCATCACCCTGAATTTCACCATCACCACCACAATAATCACAAGTCACCTCACCATAACTATCACAAGAACTACATTTTTCAGTTCCACTACCTTCACATTCGTAACATTCAAAATTTCCGGCACCACCACAATCTCTACAATCTTCTTTTCCTGTACCGGCACAATTATCACAACTAACTTCTATTTCTTCATCCTCATCATCGTAGTCAGTTTCTCTTCCTGTCCCATCACATTGTCTACATTCTTCAGTACCATCACTACCACAACTATCACAGTCAAATTGTCCATCACCATCACAAGTTGAACAACTTACTCTCCCGTTACCTCCACAATCATCACATTCTTCTTCTCCTGTACCATCACAATGATCGCACGGTACAGAAGGTACTGTTGTATCATTATATTCATATATGGTAACAATATATAAATTATTAATAATGTTTGCAATTTGTTCTGGTGTTTTGTTTTTTTCATTTAATAGATAATAACAAATGTAAATTACTTTAGCTTGTTCTACAAAATTTGGAATTTTTGATAAAAGAAGTTTTGCAAAATGATCCGTTTGAAAAAGAGATTTTAAACTATAAAGTCCATTGTATCCTTCACCATATTCTGATTGTGCGAGTTTAACTAATGACTTTGCAATGCTAAAAAGTTTTGTTATTTCTGTTGCCATATTTTATAAATATGTAAACACAATCAAAGTTGCTGAACTTTAACCATTATCCAAGTTACTTCGCCTTCTGTTTGATGTCCAATAACATCGTCTGTTATTTCTGTGTCATAACAAATTTCCCACTCATTTTCGTTCCCTTTCAAGATAGCAACTTCCCATTCGTTATCATTTGATGTGTAACTCCCATAAAGTACATTATGTGGTGTTTTAAATCTAACAACAGACACTCCATATCCATTAGGAAAGAAAATTTTACCGTGAAATCCTTCACCCACAGGATGTGGTTCAAATATTATGTCATCAAATCCTTTCATTGATTATTTAATTTTCTACAAAAATAGAAAGTTTTTCTGAACTACTATCAAGTTCTTTAAGATATTTCATATAATCTTCACTTTCAATAAATTCTTGATGTAGTTGTTCAAAGATATCGTCCATAATAATTAGATTTTTTTTACTTCGTACTTGTGGTTTGAATCTGAATTTGCTTGAAAAATATCTTTCATTTTTTCTGCCTCCTCATATGTATCAAATTCCCAAATTTCAGTTTCGGTGTTTAAAAGTATAACAGGAAGTTTTGTTTTTCCATTCCCAGTATTGATGTGTTTAATGATTACGTACATATTTTTTATTTTAAATATATAAAAGAAAAACCCCCTTGTCAAACAAGAGGGTTCATTTTATTTTCCAATTACCAAATCATCTAAATCTATTTGGTTATTTCCTTTCATTCTTTCTTCTACCTCATCGTACATAAAAGATTTTACAACGGAACTTATTGATTGTTCTGATTGTGCAATTTTTGTTTCCATCCAATCCTCTAATGTTTCATCGTCTTCAAGCATTTCCCACATTTTATAAGCAAGTGTTGCAATTGTGAAAAGTTGTTGTTTTGCCATATAAGAACCCTCTTTGTGTTCTTCATTTATTTGTTTTATAACGTGCTCTAATTGTTTTTCTGTAATAATTATTTTTCCCATTTTAAGATATTTTTCTTGTCATTTTATCTTTTGTATTCAACTTCTTTGTTTCATCTATAATTAAAGAATGTAATGATAAAAATGAAGTTGGAAACTCTTTTTTTATTTGTTGAATGTTTTGTAAACTTAGTTTGTCAATTATTTGTTGAACTCTTTGAACTTCTCTTTGTATTTTTATTAAATCGAAACCTAAAGATTTTGTTTTTTCGACTACTGAATCCAAAAGTTTTTTTAAATTTCTTTTTTCTGTTTCTATATTATTTTTGTCAACATTATCAAATGTCGTATTTATTGTGTTTTTAATACCGTCTAAAAAACTTTGCATTTCTTCAACAGAAATCATTGACTCAGATTCGTTTTTTTCTTTTATCAAATTAAGATAAAAGTTTTTGGATGAATTTTGGTGAACCCCTAAAATTCTTTTTTTTTCTTCTTCTGTTATAATAAAACTTTGGTGCATAATTTTATAAATATTTTATTAATCCAAAAATTCAACCTCAATCACAAGATTACCTTCACCTTTTATTACTCTATGATAAGTTTCTTTTGGTATATGTATAATATCCCCCTTTTTTAATGTTAGTGGAAGTTGGTTATCCATTTGAAATTTCCAATTATTTGACTCTAAAATTTTAACTTTTCTTGTTTCTTTGTCTCGATGCCACTTTAATTCTATTTCATTAATTGACTCATCAAAAGTTCTAATTTTTTTATTATTGTTCTCTATTTGTGAAAAAGGTAAATCTTCCATCATTTTTAATCAAATTTTATATAGTACTCTAACAAATTTTGTATTTTTGACATAACTTTTTTTGGGTATTCATTATTCAACCATTCTATAAGTTCGTTAATAGAATAGAAGTATTCAGGACAATCAAAAATTTGATTTGTATTATCGTATGTGTCAGTATATGTACCATCTATTTTATTTTCAAAATAACTTCCATCAACGGGGGTAAAACATCCATCCCAATATGGTGTTGCAAACCCAATAAGTATATAGTTTTTATCACTATATTCAAACTCTAATGTTCCACTTATATCAACATTACCTAATCTAAGTTCAACAGTATCATTATTAAACATATGTATTTTTTTAACCAAACCAAGATTAAAAAGTTTATTAACAAAATAAGATGCCATTTCACAATCAATCTCCATATCAGAATCCTTTAATAAAATCAATACTTGTTCATCTGACAAGGATGTATAGGTTTTTATGTCTTCTATATCCATACCATCTGCCCACATATTTGTAACAATTTTTTTAGTTTTTTCAAAACTTTTGTCACTTTCTAATAGATTTTGATACTGACTTTCTGTTATTATTATTTTCATTACCAATCTCTGTTTGTGTTTGTATTTATGACATTAAGTAATTTCAATTTAAAATTGTCTTTACCTAAATATTTTTTTAAATATTGTTCTAATTCCCAAAAATATTCACCAATATCTAATGTATCAAAAACCACATCAATATAAAATATAATTCCAAGCTCAAGGATATTTTTCGTTTTATATGCGGTAACAACTTCGATTTTAGTTATAAAATCACTATCATCGCAATAGTCATTTCCAAATTCTTTTTCAGGACATTCCGACTTAAAATCTTGCCAAGCCATATCCACCGCATTTTGAAATACAACAGTCTTAATCTGATTTTCTGTTATTATTATTTTCATTCTACCCAACACAAATTTATATCAACAATGATTCCTGTTTTTTTGGTTACTTCCACATACAATATATCTTCAATTAATGAACGTATTTCACTATCAACTTCCCACCACAAATCCTCATCTTCTTCTAAATCTTTTAAATAACGGGTTTCCATATTGTCCATCATTAGTGTTACTTTACCATCACTATCTATTTGGCAATCAACCATCATATACCCATCTTCTTCAAAATCCCTATGTCCTTTAACAGTGAACCTAAAATCATACCCACCACTAAAATCATAATCCATTGTATCAAAAGTTCTTCCCATTAGTTGGTATGCCTTTTCAGTCATTTTATCCCAACCTCCAAGAAACTCAAAAAACATTTCACGAATTTTATCAGGATTATAGTTTACGTATTTAGCAATTCCGGAATCAAATTCAATTTCTCCATTCATTTCTAACTCTTTTTGCCAAAATTTAAACAATACTTTTTTAACCCTTTCTTCTTCTGATGTGTTTTCTAATATTTTATATTGTTCTTCTGTAATTATGATTTTCATCACCAATATCCTCCATATGTTTTTCCACCCCAAAGATGTCCGTATCTGTTAATTCTACAAGCCCAATAACCGGCAGTCATCCTATCTTTTTTTGCTTGACAATTGTGTCTAGAAGCAAACGCCTTTCTTGCCTTTGGGTTTGATACTTTTGCGGTTAATCCCCCGTGAACATCTCCGAAACTAATCTTTTTAACTTTACCTGTTGAAGGATTTTTTACGTATACTACATATTTTTTTCCTCCTCCGGTATTTCTCATAGGTCTACCAATTTGAACTTTTCTTCCTTTATATTCTGCTTCATTCAAAGTATCTGATACGTATGGAACATCCAGTCTTACTATTTTACCATTTTCAAGTTTTACTTTTTTTCCAAAATCAGATTCAACTAACCATAAATCTTCATCATCAACTAAAATTTCGCCCTCATTGTATAAATCACGAGCTTCATTTATTAAATTGAAAAATTCATTAGAAAATGGTCTGAATATATTTTCAGATAATCTAATCCCGTGTTCAATATGATAATTCATATTTTCTGATATAATTTTTTTCATCACTACTTTTTATTATAAATACGTGAATAAAATAAAAAAAGTGAGAAACTACTCTCACTTTTTTCGGGTCGTTCACGGATTGTGAATCTAACTGCCACCACTTTGTTTTAAAGATTAACAAAGAAACTATCAGGATTCTATTTTGGATTTAGCAACAACCATTTCAGCCATTGTAACTTCTTTAGTGTTACCTATCACTAAACAATCCTTAAGTATGTCGTAAGGAATGTGAAGTAAGAAATCTTTTCCGTTGAAAGTAGTTAGTTTATTATTTAACTCAATTGAACTATGAACCATATTCAAAAATATTTTAAACTGTGTTTCATCAGCAAAAGTTTCATTTAATATTTCACCAAATTTTGGGTGTATGATTGTTATTTGTTTGATTGATGCCATAATTTTTATTTATACAAATTTAAAAAAAATAATTTAATTATTCAAATGATTCATATTTAATTTTTGTAATTATAATATCATTTTCACTCTCTAAACCAAAATATTTTAATTCTGAAAAAACAGTGCTTTTAATACTTCTATTGTAATAACCATTAACTCTTCTTGCATTTTTTGTACAATAACTATTAGTATAGAAATCACATCCACTTAAATTTACAGTAACTTCAACTTCATAGGTAAAAATATTACTCCACTTTGTGTGGTATTTTCTTACCCGATTTATTTTTAAAAACGCATCATTAAACTCTGAATATCTAACAGTATTGTCGACTTCATATTTTTTATTTTTGACTATTTTATTAATGATTTTAATTTCTTTGTCTGATATTGCCCTTCCTACTTTATCTGTGTTTTTCATAAGACAAATATACAAAAAAAAAAGGATACAAAGTCATTTGTACCCATATTTTTTTTCTTATAAGATAAACCTAAAAAAGAACGTTGAGATTACACGTTTCATTGAGAACCTTTAGAGTCATTATTTTTTCTACTCTTATCCACTTCCTTTTGAGAAGTATTTCTCAGTGACGGTTATTTAGGTGAACCACTCCTTGAGGTTTGAACTACTCTCATCTTAATCGACTCTTTCCGAGGATGCCTCCCCAGTTCGTCCTTGCGGGATTAAAGGTTTTTCGGATAATTACACATTGACTTGGGATCTCTGTGTGCAATGAACGGCTCATTACTATGTAGTCACCTTTCATCCAAACCTGACGGACACTTTTCCTTTCTGTAGTTTAATAATAGATTTATTACTTTCCATAAAGTTTTTGTGTCGTGGATTGTGAAAGTAGTGGTCCGCCACCCGAGCCAAGCCACCTTTTGAGCGACCCGATACTCAACTACTCTCTGAAATGTCCCCATCTCCATACTTCAAGATTACTTCGTGATTAACCCCTTGGTAGAGGTTTATCAAGGTTAATAACAGCACCACCTGTACGTTAACATACCTTTCGGTTTTAAGTATCCTATCATATTGGAACTCGCAATAATAAAGTTGGATAACCCTATGTTTTGCAAAATTCCTACGAGTTATTCCTATTGGTGTTCCCACCTCAATCAGACGACCCACATCGCCCAATCATCTAACCACTTTCCCTACAGCGTTGCCCTCGGTACTAAAGGTTAAACGGTATCCCGCTTGTGTACTTGAGTTCGGTTTCCCAAACCGCAAATCCATTACACTTGTGGATTCACTTTATCCTACTTTCGTAGTTTATTTAAGGACTATACACAGCCCAATATCTTTTATCAGTTTCCTGAATGGATATTCTCATTTTTCAAAGAACGATTTCGGACGTTTCCGAATTTGTTTTACAAAGTTACGACTTTTATTTTTATTTGTCAAGTACTTTGTGGATTTTTTTTTATTCCCTTTCTTCAAACACGTTATATGTTTCGTATTTGTACGACATAATTTTGGCAAACTCCAAGTTTGGTGTATGTACTTTTTCGTTTTTATCATTCACATAACTGTAAATGATATTTTCTACTTCTTTTGTGGTTGTTTCTAACATATATATTATTAAATATTGTTTAAGTTATATTGTAATTATATATTAAATAAATTTTTAAGTCAAATAATTAGAAGAACATTTTTTTAATTTCTCCGTTTTTATCTATTTTTTTCACTCTATTTCTAATCCATTCTGAAATTGACTTGGAATCTTTGAAAATATCTTTAATGTTTTCTCCTTGTTGAACTGGTATCTCTACAATATTATTCGCACCTTTTATTGTGTAAATTCCTGAGTTCTTTTTACAATATTTAATTTTTTTATTATCACCTAAAAGTATTAAATCATGCACAATATTATTACAATCGATAGCATTTCCATTTACTATAATATATGGTAAATTTTTAAATGGAGAGTAAGTTCTATAACCATCTACTTCTGGCTTATACATTTTATTTTCATTTAAAGAACCCCAATCTTTTTTTGGTTGTTCTAAATCAGGTTGTAATCTATAATTTGTGGTTAACTCTTCTCCTTTTTTCAAATCTTTTGATGCGACTAAATATCTTTTATTACCCACCTTTTCGTTATGACAAGTTGGTTTGTTGCTGTGATTATGCATCTCACCTAATTCAGTAAAGTCATAATCTGTATACAACTTATTAATAGTATGTAACAATCCTATTCTTTCTCCCTTCTTTAAGTCTTTTTTTGCAAAAGCACCTTTTCCTGCATTTTTGATTTTACTGTCATCAATATAATATTTTTTTGTTTCGTTTTTACTTTCATTCAACGAACCTTTTTCAATTTTTTCATTCAAGACATTTACAAACTCTTGTTGTATTGCCTTTGTTAATTCAACATACGAAGTAATTTCAGGTGTGTCTGATTTTGTCTCTTTACCTATAATATCAAGAGCCATTTCAATTTGTTTGTCTGAGAGCCTTCCAAATTTTGAAAGTTTATCTTGTATGTCTTTAACAAATCTATTATTTCCTTTATAGTAGGTAATTAACTTCATATCGTCAGAAAGGTTGTCGTCATCTTTTCTTCTTTTACTATAAAGAAAAGACATACCTGAAATGTTTGTTATACACTTATGTCCTCCTGAATTTGCTTGAATTATATCCCAACCATTTATTGTTACTTTATCTAATAATTCTTTTTGTTTGTCAGATAATGATTTAAATAACTTACTCGACACATTTTCTAATATTTTTATCAGGTTGTCACTATTACCATTAATTTTAAATGATGGTAATTTACCATATATTGCTAACATATCTTTGAAAGTAAATCCGACTGACTGGTAATCCGCCTTTGTTTCAGATATTCTTTTAAGTGTTCCAAATGTAATTGTCATTCCTTTTAATTCATTTTCAAACTTACTTAAAACTTCGTTTTTCATTTCACCTAAATCAACACCTTTCAAAGCTCTCTCTTGTTTGAACGGATTACAGGAAGCTTGTACCAACCCTAACGGCCAAGCAATCACAATAAAATCAGCATCTGGATTATTTTTGAATGGTGTATATCTATCATAAGAACCAGCCTTAGTCATACTTCCACCACCATATTGAACTATAATATTTCCAACTCTTTGAACTTGTTTATTCTGTTTTTGTTTTTCAATATAACTTGCTTGGTTTGATACTAACTCTTCAGGTTTAGCATAACCTTTTTCATCTACCTGTTTTCTAATATTGTTTAATATACTCAATAGTGATGGTTTAGCGTTCAATACAATTTCTTCTAAAAATCTTGGTTTATTTTTAAAAGCCAAAAGAAGTTTGTTGGTTACTAAACCCATCATCATTTTATTTGATCTCAAAGACGCTTCTTTATCATACTTGAATAGGTAGTTCATTACCATTTCTGGTGTGATTTCATTTGATGCGAAGTTTGCAGAATCTACTATAGATATCAACATAATATCATCTGATGGGAATATTTCTTTTGGGGATAGTAGTTGTGATATGGTTTCAACATTAGATCTTGAATGTCTAAAACTTGTAGATTGTGTTTCTTCTGCACCTGCTTGAGTATCGTGGTGATCCGTATGTATTACAAACATTGGTTTTCCGTGTGCAAAATCAACAAGTACCGGCATCACTTCTCCTTGTGCATCAGCTTTCTTAATTGAAAACTCCTTATCTCCGTATTGTATAACTTCAGCATCCACAACTTCAATACCTTGTTGTTCCAAATAGTTTTTCATTGCCAATGCCGTTGTAACACCATCTAAATCTTGGTGAAAGTATATTTTAGCCTTCTTGTATCTTTTTGCGATATTGTTAATATCTCTAATTCCAGATTCTTTAATTAATTTTCTCATATTATCCATAAACTACTTCACCCATTACACAAATTTGAAGAAAAACATCGGCGTCTCCAGCATCTGCCTGTTCCAACAAAATGTTTTCCCAAACTTCAGGGTAATCTCTTTTTATTATTGTTATTGTATCCAATATTTTATCCATATCAACATAACCAAGTTTTGTTTCTTCTAAATCCTCATTAAAAGATTTTTCATCTTCTACATCTCCTTGAATGTTATATTCTCCTTTTTCTTTATTCCATAATACTCTATCATATTCTTCAACATCGTAGAATACTATGTATCCACCTTTTAGGATATATTCACCTATCGCTTCTGATGTTGAGTCCCCGAATGATTTAATGTTGTCAGGTAAATCCATATGATACCAGTAGTTTGAACCCCCCTCAAGTGCTGTCACAAATAAGTCAATTATATCTTCTTTAGTTAGATTTCTATTCAATGCCTCATCTTGGTATCTTTTATACCTTATTGCAAAACCAATTCCTCCTGCACTTGTTAGATTCCAATTTATTCGTCCTTTCTTTCGTTCTTCAAAATTAAAGTTAGAAAGTTGTTCCTCAAGATTTTTTAATTTATTTATTTCTGGCTGGACTATTTGTTTTTTAATCACTTTTGTATTTTCAACATCTAGTTTATTCCAATCAAAGTCATTATACATTTTAACTCTTTTTCTTAGTTCCTTAACTTCTTTTTTTAAGCTCTCATAGTATTCCTTAACATCTTGTTCTGATTGTTCTTCAACTTGACGCATTTCATCCGCAGTTAAATCATACTGATTTAGTTCTTCACTTTCAGTTAAAGATGTTTTTTTTAATAATTCAAGTTGATTTTCTGTGATGATAATTTTCATATCATATAAATACTATACAAAACAAAAAACCCACTTATTAAAGTGGGAGTTCTTGTATTGTTTGTAAAGTTTTAAAGTATTCAACCCTTGTTTTTGCCACCTCACAATAATTTGGTGATAATTCTATACCTAACCATCTTCTTCCGAGTATTTCAGCAGCAACTAATGTTGTACCGCTACCAGCAAATGGGTCTAATATCACATCGTTTTTGTAGGACAATATCTTGATTGCTTTCGTTGGGATATCCATTGAAAACGTTGCCTTGGTGAGTGATTTAGTATCTGCAAAGTAATTCCACTGACCAAAAACAAGTTCCATAAACTCTTTCTTATCTGTTTCTTCATACACAACTTTCTTTTTTATGGTTCCATCCTCCTGTTCAATTTCAGTCGGCGTCCCTTTCCACTGAGGGTCTCCTTTAACCTTTTTAATGTGGTGTTTTTTGTATGCTAAAATAACACACTCCTTTGGGTTATAAATATATGGTGAGCTTGGACTCATCCAAGATCCCCATGCTGTTGTCTTACTACGATGAGGTGATTCTTCTTCCAAATCTACGATTCCGAAGAACCCAAATCCAATTTCTTTCATTATTTGCCACATCTCCGACACAAAGAAAATTCTTCCACCTTTTTTTTGTCTATTGATTTCATAAGGAATGTTAAGGGCAATTCGTCCATCGTCCTTTAATAGATTATATGCTTCGGTTAACCAATTCTTAGCAAATACCAAATATTCATCAAATGGTACATCGTCTTCGTGTACATCATAATCAATACCAACACCATAGGGTGGGCTAGTAACAATTAAGTCAACACTACCTTCTGGTAATGTTTTCATCACCTCAATACAATCCCCATTTAATATTTTTCCTGTTTCTATCATTTTTTCTCTAATGTATTAATGTGATGCACCAAATACCACAACGCCTTTTTAAGGTCTTGTAATTCTTTATCTTTTTCTTTTTTTCCAGCTCTTGAAATATACTTTACGGTATTTCCAAGTGAGAATCCAAGATTCCAAGCATCTATAACTTTAATTGCTTCATATGGGTTTGTTTCTCCACCATAATGGCTTGGGTGGTTAACCTGTTCTTTATTTTCCATAAACGCCCAAATCAATTAAATAACTCCTTACATTTTTCCCCAATTCAGTGTCATTCGGGTATTTTTTTACCAAATCAATAATGTGTTGTGGGTTTAAATTGACTTTTTTGTAGTCAATCTTAGTTGTAGGGTTTTTATAACCATACTCTTTTTCTTGTCTTAACTCGTTCAATCTGTATTTTAGTGTATTCTCCATAATTTTTTACTTAAAAATAAAAATTTACATAGATATTGTCAAATTTCTTTTGCGTTCATCATTGCATTTTTTAATGTTTCGGGTAGTGGGTTGTCTACCTTATTTTCTTTACCATCTAAATATTCTTGTACTACATCAACACCAACTTGTGGTTCAACATTATTTTTAGAACCATTCATTAAATCACCCATTTCATAGTCATCATCATTTCTATACTCACTTAACAATTCATCGTTTGGAATAACACCAGTGAATTTGTCTCTATGCTTACTTCCATCTCCATCAAAGTTCATTTTTAATTTTATCTTATAAATGGCATCTGCGTTTTTAATTGTTTCCATAATTTGGTAAACAATTTTATATGGGTCAGCATTTGAACCAGGTCGTCTATCTTCCAAATAACCTGTCCATTTATCAGCTGTTGATTGTGGAACTCTAATCGATGCCCCTCTATCTGAAATGCCCCAACTGAACTTATCAATTGATTGTGTTTCATATTCACCTGTTAATCTCAAATCATTTTGTGAACCATAGTTTTTAATGTGTTCTAAATGTCTTGACTCAAAACTTGAAAAGATTGATTTGAAATACTCTTCTCTTTCCCATAGTGTCATATAGTTTTCACCTTCCCTCATTGTTTCTGTTGAGAAGTTTGTGTGAAGTCCTGAACCGTTCCATTCTCCCTGTTGTAATGGTTTTGGGTGTAGTGTAATTTCGTAACCATACTCTTCTGAAATTTTATAAAGGAAATATCTTGACATCCATAAGTCATCCCCTCCTTTTAGTTTCCCTTTTGAGAATACCTGGTACTCCCACTGTCCAAGAGCCACTTCAGCATTTGTTCCAGTAATATCAATACCATATTCCAAACACATATCTGTATGTTTTTCAACAAACTTTCTACCAACTACGTTACTACCAACACCACAATAGTACTTACCTTGCGGTTCTACAAATCTTCTATCGTGACCTAAAATACCTTCACCAAATCCTCTTTGGATAAAATACTCTTGTTCAAAACCTAACCATAAATCTTCTTGTTCATCATTCAATAAACTTCTTGTGTTTGTTTTGTGTGGTGTTCCATCAGGATTCAATACTTCACATAAAATATAAACCGTATGAAGTTCAACGGGAAAAACCGTTGACATATACATTCTAACAGGTTTGAGTAACCTATCTGAATCACCCGTTTCAGCCTGTTTTGTTGATGAACCGTCAAAGTTCCACATTGGTAATTTACTTACTCCTATCGCCAAGGCGTTTTTAATTGATTCGTAATCAACAATCTTTACTTTACTTCTCAAATTTGGTTCGGGTTGATAACCATCAAGCCAAACGTACTCCAACCTAATTTTCATTTTTGTTTTCATTTATATATTTTATAATTTCTTCTTCAGATTTCCCTTGTGTATATAAATCAAACACGTTTTTTGAAAAATCATCGGTAGTAAATATTGCATCAGCATTTAGGTATCTAATAATGTTATGTACATTATTTATTATTCCTTCTTTTTTTAAAAATCTTTTATTGAATCCCATTTGTTTGAAAACATAATAAATCATAATTTATTAGTCAAACTTTTGTTTTTAATTATTTTGGATTGAACCATATAATTCATTATTTTTCTTTTGGCTATTGGGAGTAATGTTTCTTTTAATGGAAATGCGTTATTATGGTTAACTTTAAAAAGTATAAGGTTAGTATGAACCTCTTCTTCTTGTAAATTTTTTATCAGCGGATTTTTGACTTGTTTTATTTTTGTTTCAAAATCTTTTTTGTCACATTCTGCAACTTTTTTTATGTGACATTTTGTTTCAATAACCCCTCTTTTTATTGGTTTTATAATAAATTCATAAAGAAGTGTTTTGTCGTTATATTCCAAATAAAAAAGTCCTTGTTTTTGTTCTATGTTTTTTCTGTTTTGAATTGGGTTGATTGAAACTGTGTCATTAACTATTTCCCAAATTGCCTTCGCATGATTAAAACAGTCAGTTAATTTAGAAGAAGCATATTCAGATATTTTATATATTTCATATAAATCTTCTCCATTCAATTCTTGTAACTGATTAGCATTTAAATCTGATAATAAAATTTCATCATCACAATCCTTTAAAACTCTGTTTAATGTGAGATATTGTTTTTTTTCAACTAATAAATTAATATTTGCTAAATGAAGTGAAATCTCTTGAAATTGTGGGTACAGTTTAAAACTGTTTAAATTTTTTTCGATTTTTTGTAAATAATTTAACAAGACGTATTGTTTGTGTTCCAAATCTATCGGTTCTTGAAATAACCAGTCTGTTTTCATTTAAAATTTTATATAAAAAATAACATAAGAGAAATAATGTGTAAATAATTAATTATGTCTCATTACGTGATACCAAATACCATTAATTTTATATTCATCATCTTTTCCATCATATCCATTCAATATGTGCCCATAACCATCTGACCTTATTACATCTTCCACAACACCATCAACATCTATAAAATCAATTAGTGAATTATTATCAAAACCTCTTTCTTTTAAAATATCTAAAATATTATCTACATTATCATCAACCAAATTATCAATTGCAGATTCTATTTCATCTTCATCATAATCACCTTCAGGGTTCTCTTCAATATCTTCAATAATGTTTTTAGCACCTTCAATTTGTCTATTTATATTATCTTTATCATCTTGACTTAAAGACGTATCTGTTAGTTTTTTTTGTAGATTTGATATCTTTTGTCTAAATACGTTAATTGTCTTTTCTTGTTCATCGGTTAGTGTCTTTGAGACATTATAGTCTTCGGGTTCTTCTCTAACCAAATATTCATAATCATCATAAAGATATCTTCTTGCGGCATCATCATCAATATTATTTTCCCATACCCAAGAGCGGAATGCATCTATTCCAAGTTCATCTACTAAATTTTCTAAATTTTCTTTTGCTGCGTCGTGAATGTCGTCATTATTATAAACTACCCACTCAGATTCAAATTCATCTTCACCCAACCAAGTATATGACCCACCACTTCCATAGTGTTGATAATTTTCTTTATAAATATAATACTTATCTTCTCCTTCTTTTACTATTCCTTCACTTACTAAATGGTTAAATAAAGCCTGTGTTTGATTTGATACTTTTTTGTTATTTTCAATATTCCATTCGTCTTGTTGTCTTAACTCTTCTTGATATTCTATCTTTTTTTGAAGTATCTTTTGTCTTTCAATTATGTACATTTTTGAGTAAAAATAATTAAACCTACCTTTTACTTTGCTCTTATCAAAATAACTAATGTCTGAATGACTAATATCTAAATTACCATCAACATAATCTATTGAGTCTATATTTATGACATTATCATTTTCACCAATATCTAAATCTCCGTCTATAATGATTTTTTTTCCTCTATATTGTTTTAATTTTTTTAGTGCAGAACCGTCTCCATTAACATACTTCAGTAATTGTTTGTATTCTTCAGGATCGATTCTTACAACTTCTTCTTCAGTTTGTTCAATTAATACTTTTCTTATAAGACTCCTCAATGACATATTTTATAAATACTAGTTATTTACAAATGATTATTTTATATTATTAAATATTTATATTAAAACATAAACTTTTAAAAAACTAATCTTATGGGGTGTGGATGTAAAAATAAAAACAATGGTCAACAAACCACTGTACAACAACCAGTACAAACACAACAACAGCAAACAAACGAATCTGTTAAAAGTGTTATTACAAAAGTCGTAGAAAAATATTACACAAAAAAATAATCATATTTGACATTAATTAAGTGTTTAAGGTAATTTTTTTTTTATTTAAACTTATAAAAAAAATAAAAATACAAAACCTTAATTATGAATCTAAAATGTTTTTATAACTACCTAAGTGGTAAAAATTTATGTAATATTTTTGCAGATATTATTGTTAAAGAATTACAAAAAGAATCTCCCGACGTTAAAACTGAAATATCGGTAATAAACGTTGGGAATTTTTTTGTTGTTAAGGGTAGGACAAGTTCCAACAAGATAATTAATATAACTGATTTACTTACTGACTACCTTTCTAATTTACCAAATGGTGTGTCAGAAAATCTGAGAGTTATTGACACTATACTATATGACTCTTCTTTTTCATTTAACTACCTTATGTTAAATGAGACTTTTGAAAAAAACTCATTTTACGATGCCTTCACTGAATTCGTTAATAATCACAGTTCAAATAATTTATTTTTTAATTGTAAATTAGATGAACAAAATTCAACAATATTGTTTGACTGTGACGATAAAGATAAGGATGTTGTAAAAAACTTGATAACTAAAAAATTTAGTGATTTTAAAATATTAAAATCAGATTTTTCAAATGAAACATATGTCTCTGATAGGTTTTATGGTTTATCTATGAATTTTGAAAAACCTTACCACTTACTTTTACGTTATATTAAAAACCACTTGTTTCAAAAAGGTATTTCATCAAAATTACATATTGGTATAAATTCTGACTCATTTTATGACAGTATTGATAATAATAACGTAAATGTTAATTTATCAGGAAGTAAATTAATCGTTAATGAACCTTGGTTAGAATCCTTGATACTGGATGTCTTTCCATTCAAATGTGACGAAATTATAGAAAAATTAGATTTAATGAATTGTGATTTATTAAATGATATAAAATCACCAATAAATAATGAATCTTCTTGGTTAAAATTAGACTTGATGTCAGACATTATTTTATACTGATAAGTATTGTTCTACTATTTTAACTCCCTCAAATATGTCTTCAAAATCTCTATCAGGTGCACAAAGTTTTACATTTTGCACCTGATTATCTTCATCAAAAGTCATAAGCATAAAAGCAGGTATAAATTCATTTTGAGTTGCCTCACTGAAAGCATCATATTCCTCTCTATTTTCATCAATGTCTCTTTCGACATATTCAATTTTTTTGTCATCTAACACTTCTTTTATCATACCACAAAAAGGACAACCTTTCATAGTGAATAACACAACAACTTTCATATTTTATCGATTGTAAAAAATTTATCTAAAGCAACCAACAACATTTTTATATTGTCTAAATTGTTGGTTAATATGTATAATTTATAAGTATACTCATTTTCAACTTTTGAAAAGTATATTAGAGTAGGCGTTTTTCCCCAACCCACAATACCCTCAACGTAATCATGCGATTGTACAAAATTAGAATAGGACCATTTAAGTTCGTTTTTTTCAATCAAACTATATAAACCTTCTCTTGTAATATTTCTAGTCCTAACAATGTTAGGAAAGGGGAAACTATTAAATAATGTTTTATATTTGTCAATAACGTAATCCGGTAAAATTGGTTCTTTTTCCATAAATAAATTTTAAATTAAAAACTATGGAAGTAAATCATCAAAAAACTCATATCTTTCTACGGGTTGAGGTGCTAAATCGTAGTTATAATTATTTTCCGCCAATGATTTATCCCAAACCGGTGTCATTTGATGTATATTCAACCCAATAACATCATCTCCATAGTCAAAAGTTGCTTGTCTTTCTATTATTCTCCGATTAGGGTATTTTTTTGTCATTTTTGGTAATTTTAATACCTCCATTTGATATAAAAAATTAGCCTTTACAAGTAACTCTTTTCCGACGTGTGAAAAGTTTTCATCAGGTAATCTATTATACTTTATTCTTTCTTGTACATTAATCAGTTGTCTTTTTCTATATTGAAACTCAATAGTCATTCTTTCATCGCCATCCGAACTTCCTTTTCTAACCGAAAAAATAATACAGTGTGGTTTTTCTGAATATGTTCTTACACAGTTGTGTTGGTGTTGTGATTCCTTTTCAAAATCATCAGTTTTTGTTAAAAGAACCGGATAATAAACTTCATTATTATATTCTATTGGTTCTGAAAGACTTTCAATTTTACCGTAAAACCTTTCAACGTCCCCTGTTTTATATGATTGTAAAAGTCCACTCCATTCTTCGTGTTCTGTATGAAAATCATTTATGTTTTCAAATTTAATTTTGACATTTTCACCTAAAAGATTCAATTGTTTTTTAAAATTCAAATGATCACATAAAGTGTTTAAATCTAAATGACCTTCTATTTGTAATATGTTTACAATTCTATCTTTTTCTTTATCTGTCAAATCTATTATAAATTGTGAAAAATACCAATCAGGGTAGAAACAATCCCATTCTTTAATGTTATAGTAAACATCATCTAACGAAGATAATTTAAACACATCATATGATTCATCAAAAACCTTATCAGGCACACTATTAAATTTATCAATACCCAAAAGATGAAATAAAAAGTTCATTTTTGGAAGATTTAATTCTTTAACTTCGTTTAATAGTCTTTTTACTTTACTCCCTTTAAGATTTAACTTTGACATCACCGTGTCAACAAAATTAAATTTGTTCTTTTTTAAATCTTTTTTAAGGAAAAAGGTTTTTGAAAATTTCTCCCATTGATTTGGTATTTTTATATTATTTACTAAATAGTATGTGAGGGTATAGTTTAAAAAGGAATTATTTTTTAGTTCGAATTTACTATTTTTTTTCAAATCAAGTTTATCCCATATTTTTCTAATAAAAAACATAAAATACTCTTCGGGATTCACTTTAAGCTGATTACAATACGATTCAAGTACATATCTAATACGAACAAATGTCGGATTAATATTAAGTGTTTTATTTATGACTTTTTTCTTTTTTGCATTAATTTTTCCCACATAAAACATTTTTGTTTTATAGTTGAAGGTGATAAATGTTGTACTTCTTCTTGTGACAAAGTATTTTGTTGCGACTTTTCTACTTGAACTGTAGTGTTTAATTTTTATTGAGATTTTGTCTTCCGATTCTTCAATAAACATTTTTGATTCATTAACGTCAACAAAAGCCAAAGGATTTCCATAATTTTTTACAAAATCCTCTTCTAAATAAGATAGATCTTTTGGAGTAAAAATCCCCTTTTTATTAACTTTCGGATGAGTCATAATAATATTATGATCTTCATAAGTTTGTGTTCTATAATTTTCAAACTTAATAAGTTTACTGATTGTTTTTTCTATCGCATTTGACATACGTTAACAATATAAAATTAAACAATAAGATTCAAATTTTTTGGGTCTAATTCATAATAATATTACCCATATGATGTTCCATAACAGGTAAAGCCGTTTTTTCAATTTTCTTTCCCCCATTTAAATTTACAATCAAATCAATTATTTGTTTTCTAGTGGGTTCTATTGGTTTTTCCTCGTCTTTAGAGTTTGTTTCAAGAATTATTCTAATTCCATCAAAAAATTTATTGGGATCGATTTTACCTATTAGTAGTTCAAGTTGTTCAGGATTTTTATCAAAAAACCCTTTAAAATTACTCATATAGATTTCTATGTCTAAATTTTTCATTTTACTATTTTTAATTTAAACAAAGATAAAATAAATTTTTAAAAAAACAAAAAATTATTTATGTTGCTACAGGTGGGAAAACGTGGAAATCTTCATCTGTTTCTAATCTTTGTTTTAATGTGTCTGGTAAAGTTTTTTCAGGATTTGACCTACTCAAATTAACCAAACTTAAATTAGGTAATTCTGATAAACAAGATGGTAATTTTTCCATATTTGGGTTATCAGGTAAAGATAGGAATTGTAATTTTTTAAGATTACAAATACTTTCCGGTATTTTGGAGACACAACCAACTAAGTGTAATGAAGTTAATTCAGTAAATCTACCAATAGTATTAGGGATAGGTAACTCAATACCTCCATCTCCTTTGGATATAAATTCTAATCTTATTATGTCTGATGGTAATGTTTCAAAAAACTCGTCGAACCCGTATAATGCTATGAATTTTGAAGCACTGTCTCCAGGATAATTAACAGACACTTTCTTTTGTTTATCTCCACTTGTTAAACCTTTCATAAATTCAGGTTTAAAGTAATCTTTTAATCCTTGCTCTTGTTGCATTAAGAACTCAACCAAATTAATTTGCCTATCAGCAGGGTCCATATATTGATTAGAAGGGAAATGAAACTGATATCTAAATGCCGGTAATCCTGATTTTTCACCAATATCCATACTTCCTGTGAATTTTCTTGGTGAATTAGGGATAACAACATATAAAGGTCCGTCTTTAATGTATCTATCAAACCAAGTTAATCCTGGTGACGATGTACACCATCTTGTTTCACCTTTAGTGGGTTCTAAATAATACCCACCATAAAAACAAGCGGCATCTTTTCCTAATTGTCCTGTATCTGATATTTTAGCAACAGTCCAATCTGAACCACGGTAAACAATTTCAGCACCAGGGTGTTGATAAGTTTTAGATGCTTCTTTTTTCTCGTCTGCAGTTGCTTTTGTTTTTTCTAAACTGAAATCTTTAACTTGATCATAAAGAGTTTCAGGAGTTAATTTATTAATATCTCTAGCTTCTTGAGGTAATCTATTTTTAAATCTTTCAAATTTCATTAAATCACCAGTAACCTTATATAAATCCTCCATAAACAATTCTTGGTATCGTTTGATTGCCATTTTTACCCCAGGATCATTAGGATCGGTAATCCCAATTAGTTGAACGTTAGGTGTTGTAAAGTTTTTAAGTAACCATTGGGTGTATTTACCAAT